CATTATAAAGAGGAGTTATGATTATAAATTTATTATCTTTCATCTAAAAATCTCCAAAAAACTTCGCCATTAGAAAGTAAGTGATTCACTGTTTCTTCATTAGTGCCCTTAAACCACTGTTCTTCTTTATGAAGAACATTCTCTCCCAGAATTAAGTCACAATCTAATAGTTTAGCCTCAATTGTAATCCTAGGACAAGTATCATGAGCATGTGGTAAAAATATAAGACCTTTCGAAGCTGATAATTTTTCAAGCATTTTTTCGTATTTTAAATTTTTTACTAACTCAAAGGACAAATTGTTGTTTTTAGCATAATTTATAGCTGCTGTTGTTCCTTTAAGCCAATTGTTAGAGTCAAAAATTAAATATTTGTTATTTTTTTTGTTTTTCATATTTAACATCTTGTGTATTGTCGAATCTAAAAAGATAGAACTTAATACTTGAGTTGTTTCTTTATCCAAGAAATTAAATTTTTCAGTATAAACATTTTTTTGTTTTTCTGACATAAACCACAAACTGTTTGCTTTGTTCATAAATAATGAAATTATTTTACCAACATTTTCTTTATGACAATTACATACACCACTATTCATTTCATGTTTTTGTGGAGATCTAAAAGAACAATACTTAAAATCATATTCAATAATGTGGTAATCAATATTTGATTTTATAAAATAATAAATTAATCTGTTATTAACATTAGAAAAATTTCCAAATATCCAAATGTTATCTTTATTTTCCTTAATAAAATTATCCGTTAACAGATGACTTCTTATTGTTTGAATTTTTTTATTTGTTTTTGATATTAAAGCATCAGTGCTTAATTCTGCTCCGCCTATAAAATCCTTTGAAAAAGCATCAGCTACAAAAATAATTTTTTTAGACATTTAGTTCCTCAAACATGTCATCTATTTCACTTAACATCTCTATTTCTTCTTTGGGATATAGTGATTCACAAAATAGTGTGAACAACTTTTCATCAGAAAATTTTTCAAGCACTAGGTCTTTTAGTTCACTTGCTTGCTCTTTTAGCTTATCTAAATTTTTTAGAGCAAACCTTAAAGACATTTTAAAAGACCCTTGGTCTGCGAAAGCCCACATTTGATTAGGCTCAATAACATCTTTCCATTGTGCTTGTTCTTGAACAGGTCGAAGGGTATAATCAATAGAGGTAAAATAATCTTTACCTCCGTGATTTAAAATATCCATTTGCCCAGACCATCCACAAGCAATGATTGGCAAGCCTTCTCTGGCTGCTTCATAGATTGGAAGACCAAAGCCCTCACCGTGAGAGATATTGACTAAGGCGCTAATTTTTGGATTTGTATAAAGATTAGTCATTTGTCCAGAAGTAAGATCTCCGTGAAGCAGGTATATTTTGCATTTACGATTATTGTAACGCCCGAGAAGAGATTTTAGATGCTTCTCTACTTGTGTAAAATCTATTATAGAGTTTCCTTTAAAATTTGTTTTAACAACTAAACCAACTTCTTGATCAATAAATTCTTCAATAAACCAACAAATAGTATTTTCAAAATTCTTTCGTGGACCAAGCTGTGAGACTAGAAGAAAATTTTTATCAAAATCAAGTTCAAAGCCAGGAATCTCTTCAGGGTCATGTCTTTCTGTATTTTCCCAAACTACTTCAATAGGTGTTTCGCACCGATAATCAAATTTATGACCTGTTCGGTTATCAGTAGCTTGTGCAACTGTGTCTATTATAGATGCTTTAGAGTGATTTGAGACAACTAGCACTTTATCCATTTCATTACACTTTAATAGCCAATGTGGTGCACACTTATTAGTTTCAATTCCAGCTGTGTATGCTATGTTGGTCGGACATATTTTTTGAAATTCATTTGGTATTGTAATTTGAAGTGAAATATCAGGTTGTAATTGTTTTTTTTGGAGTAAAATTTGTGTTTGAGTAATTTTTTTATCCATCCATTTTCTCATTTCACTGTCTTCCCAAATCCATCCGGTTTTTCCCCACGCAATAGGTTGAATGTAGATGTCAAACAGATCCTCTCTGCTTTTTAAAGCTCTTAAAGCAAATCGAGACTGCTCTCCATAACCTGATTGTGATAATACAGGTCCTTTGACAAATATCTTTTTTTTCATTATGCGATCTCCTTAAATCTAATTCCGTTATAATTGTCTTTCTCTTCTATAGTTTTATCGATAATTTCAACCCATTTTTGTTGAAGTTCTGTAAAGTTATAGTTTTTTTGAACATGTTCTCTACCAAGAGTTCCAACTCTTCGTCTTTCTTCTTTGCCCATCTTGTAAATCTTTGAAAGAGCAGAATGAAATTGTGCTTTATCAACCCTGTCTTCATAAATATAAGGAACTTGTTGAGAGCCGATAATAGATTTGGATCTTGGAATTAATCCAACGCCAAACTCAGTGGTTCCATCCGTGACCTGTTCTTGAAGACCACCTGTCATTGTAGCAATAATTGGAGTTCCACAAGAAAGAGACTCCAATGTGGCTAGTCCAAACCCTTCAGCATCTGATATATTAATTGTGCAATCAACCATATTGTAAATTTGGGCTAAATTTTCGGGTGGCACTTTTTTAGTTGACAACATTATTTGTCTATCATTAAGTCCTAAATGTTCTATAATGTGTTCTAAGTCTTGTCCATGCGGATCTTTTGGTTCTGTGTGCATTATAAGTTGAGCTTTTTCGTGAAGGTCTTCTTTGTCAAGCCACTCTTTAAACCACCACAAAAGAGTTCCAGATTGTTTTCTACGAGCATTTCTATTATTCCAAAAGAAAATGACCTTTGAACGATCTTCTTGTTGTAGAGAACTCTCACGAATCTCTTTTATCTGAAGATCAGACAAAGGTCTGAAAATATCTGGGTTGACTGAATGAGGTAAGTATGTTGCTGAAACTTCCGGTGCTACAGTTTTAACAATTTCATGAGTAACTTTAGAAATAGTGACAATATGATCGTTAGATAAGTAAAAGTCCCGATTAAAATAAGGTGCAGGAAAATTGTCCCAAACATGGTGATAAACCATCGGACAAAGCGGTCTAATTTCATTTTCAATCTCCCATAGCCAACCCCAAAATCTAGGATCAGTCATAAACCAAAGTAGGTCAACTCCTTCAGTTTTTATTACAGAACGAATCATTTCTTGTGTCCCGTAGTTATTTACGGGAATTATTTTCCAGTCCTCACCGTAAGGGTCAACATGAACGGGATTGTAATTTTGATGTTTAATTGCGCCACCCAATGATATAATAGAATACCTTCCGGTTTTAAGAAGGGACTCACAGAAATACTTCGTTTGAGTTCCAACACCGGAAGGTGATAGAGGGTGGTCGGAAAGTGTTAATATTTTTATTTTTGACAAAGGTCACCTCTTTTTTATTAATAGTATAACACGTTGGCTTTGCTTTGTCAAGTTTTTTTTTATTTTTTTTTATTTTTATCTAGGACAGTGTTCTGTGTTGTTGAATTCACAATAAGAACAAGACCCTCTGTTTTTAAAATGTGCTTTGTTGAATATTGACCTTACTGCCTTTATAAGAAGATCTGTTGCATTTTGGACTTTGCGAGGACCTGAAGTGACACGAAAAATTTCAACGTTGTCTTTTTTTGCTGTTCTTTTTAGTAAGGCAAAATGTGTCTCAACCAATTTTGGATCAATGTTATGTTTTAAACAAAAGAATTTTTTGTAAAGTGTTAATTGATATGTTATATATTTGTCAGAGCGTTTCTTAGCATCCCACCCCCAAGAACAAGTCTTCCAATCAATAACATGATATTTGCCATCATCTGTTTTCAACACAAGGTCTATAAAACCTTTAAACTTACAATCTTCAAGTTCTGGAATATCAAGATATAATTTTTCTTCAACAGAAAAAACTTCATAATTTTCAAACTTTTTTATAACCTGTGGGATAATTTGAGGTGATATTCGTTTTGCTTGATCAGACATCATATCTACAATATTTTGTTCTAGATCAACATTCTTCTTAAGAAGGTCCATTATTTCTTTTTCAAAAACTACATCCCAAAAATCATCGTAATCTTCTTCTTGTATTTTATCTTCTATGGCATGTTCGCACAAAAGGTGCAAAGCTCTACCAAAGGCTGTGTATTCATTTCCAACAAACTTATTGACTCTATCAATATACATAAGTTTGTGTTTCCATGCGCACTCTGCCCATGTTTTAAGTTCTGAATATGATATATGCATTAATCCTCCAAGTCATGTAATTGCATCAACTTGGAAAATAAAACTGGTGAAGTTTCTTTAAGCTCTTGGCGCTTACCCATGTAGAACTGTTCAAATCCTTTTGCCCAATATTCTCTTAAAGAAGTAACAGCATAAGGTGAAGGAAAAATTCCTGGGACTAATTGCCAAAGCACATCGTAAGTTACCTTTTCATAAAGATAATCATCAATATTTTTATCATAATCAACATTATATATAAAACCTGTTGGTATACCAAAACCTTGATCTTTCAATATATAGGCTAGTTTTTTTCTTCTATAAAGGAATTCTTTTTCAAGCCTTCCGTCTTCATAAATTATTTGTTCAAATTGTTTTTCATTTGAATGAGCAATTTCGTGTATCAAGTCATCAATCATGTCCATTTCAGAATCTTGGTCGTTTGTGATATAGATTGCTCCGTTTTGCCACAAAGCATTAACATCACGATCAACAAGGTCTTGAAAATGACCGATGTATATAATATCAATATTTGATAAAACATGGTTAGGAAGATGTTTAGCAACATAACGAATAACAAAATCAACGTCAACATTTTCAGGAAGACGATCTTTAATGTAGATATTAACGTCACCAAGCATGTAATGATCCTTTAGTTTTTTTGATCTTTTTACAGATTCTTCTAACCAGTTCATTTATTCTCCAAAGTAGTAATATAATTATAACACGATAGAATAAATTTGTCAAGGCATAAATAGAATCTTTTTTTCTCAAACTAAAGAATTTTTGAAGAAATTGTCGCTAGTCTCGAGCGTTCACCTTTTAAGAAGGTTATATGACCTGAAATGTCTTGTGACTTAAACTTTTCGACTGCATATGTCAGGCCGTTTGAAGTTTCATTTGTGTAGATATTATCAATTTGTTCAATATCTCCTGTTAATACTATCTTTGTATTTTCTCCAACTCTTGTCAAGATAGTCTTGACTTCATGTGCTGTAAGGTTTTGTGCTTCATCAATTACAATAAAGGCATTATTTATAGAGCGACCTCTTATATATGTAAGAGCCTCTATCTGTATTTTGCCTCTTTCAACATATTCATTAAGATAGGTTTTGTCTTCACCCATAATTGTTTCTAAATTATCTTGGATTGGCATCAACCATGGCATCATCTTTTCGTGCATTGTTCCGGGCAAGAATCCAATATCTTTTCCAAGAGGCTGAACGGGACGTGAAACAACAATCTTTCTGTATTTGTTGTTTGACTTTTTAAGAGAGAGTGTTTGCTCCATTCCAGCAGCAATTGCCATAAGTGTTTTACCAGATCCTGCTTTACCAATAAGAGAGACAAATTTGATTGAATCATCAAACAATAAATCATAAGAAAACTTTTGCTCTTTGTTTCTTGGAAATATACCCATTGTTAAATTACTAACATCATCTCTTATTTTTTCTATTGGCTTCTCGTCTAAAACAAATCTTGCTAAAGCAGACTTTTTTGGATTTGATGATGATATGAGAATAAGAAATTGATTTGGATACAGTTTTACCTTATGTTCTTTTTGAAATAGTTCGTCAAAGTATACTTCTTCATCATCGTAAAATTGCTCTATTAGTTCGTCATCTACGACAATTTCAAGAAAACCAGTATATATCTTTTCTATATCTTCAATTACTTTTTCTGTTTCGTAATCTTCAGATAACAAACCGCAAGAGTCAGCTATAACTCTCATGTTTATGTCTCTTGATAAAACAACAGTTTTGCGCTTTGGATGGGCTTCTTGAACAGCAAGAGCAACGCCAAGTATTTGATGATCAGGAACACGCATTGATAAAGAGCCAGGAAGGGGTCTAGAAGCCTCTTCAACTTTGAGGATACCCATTCCCTTACCAAGACGAAGTCCTTTGCTTAAAGAACCTTTTTCGCGCAATTCATCAAGTACTTTTATTGTGTGTCTTGCATGAAATCCAACGGAGTCTTGACGTTTTTTATGTTTGTCAATCTCCTCCAGAACTTTATGGGCAATAAATAAATCATTGTTCCCAAACTTAAACAGACAA